TGCTGAGAGATCAGTTGTTTTACTTGGCGAGGATGAGTATCGTAAGTCATTAGATCTTGAGAATGATGATGCTCCCTGTTGGAAGATACCAAGTGGAGAATCAACAACCTTTGTTGGTTGGAACCCCATGTGTATTCCTACAATGGATTACATCGTATGGAAACTAAAACGTCGTGAACAAATTGCTAAAGGAGAAATTTATTAATGGACTACATATTCAATGAATGATTTTCTAGACAACTTAGGTGCTAATCAGTACCAAAAGATGCACCAACCAAAGAAGATTAAGATTACTCCTCAAACATATATTGATATGAATGAGGAATTTATTAAAGACGATATTCCTTTTAGAATTGCTGTGCCTACACAAGAAGCAATTGATAAATGGCAATCACAACCATCACCACCCTATCATGCACCAGAACCTGTAGATATGGTTGCTGAGATGTGGAAGAAACATAATGAACAGGAGCAGGAACAATCTGACCAAGATGCTGAAGCAATATCATCCTATATGAATAAGTATATACCAATTGATGATCCAAAACAGTGTTGTTAAATGCAAGAATCTTTAGTGAGAACGGTTGACAATTTCTTAACAAATTCTCAAGTTAATTTTATTAAGAATGAAGTTCATTCCCTACGCAAGTATTGGAAAAACTTTACCGAATATGATAGGTGGAAAAATTTTACTCCAAATGATACCCAAAAAATTCAACATATATTGGGAGATGCCATCTATCTGATTCACACTAAAGATACTGGACCAGTAACACACGAGATAGATAGAGTCTTGCAAGGAAAACTCAGGGCAAGATTTGACTGGTTATATCGACATCTTTTTTATATAATAAACAGAGAATTCGGACTTGTAGTTGAGTTTGACTACAATCTAACTCTTCCAGCATTTCATGTATTTGGTGGAAAAGAACTGAATATGCCTGAATGGAATGTTCATACAGACATGGGCATCTTAGATTATTATCCAGATCTGAGTCCAGGAAAGATAGTTTCATTTGTTTCTGTTATAGAGTCTCCAAAGACTCCTGCTTTTCTTGACATCTGTATTGATGATAATCTTTGGAAACATAGTGAGAAGGTTAAATATGATCCTGGATCTATCTATTTTTGGAATGGAATACTTCCGCATAGGATAGGAAAATTTTCTCTGGGCAAAAATGAATATAGAATAACTTTCCAAGGTCACTTCTATGTTCCATATGACGGACTTGCTAGACTCTACTTTTAGTGGTAGAATGTAATTGATTTTTAAATAATATGGCTGTAAAACTCGTATTGATGCAATCTGGCGAAACTGTTATCGCAGATGTAAAACAGGCGGTTGAAGGAGACAAAGTAATCTTCACTGTTCTTGACCATCCTTTCTTTGTTGAGTTGGTTGAACGTATTGAAGAACCAGTACTTCTTACCGAAGAATCCACAATAGATATGGATGACGATGATTCACCTAGATACAATGTCGCTTTTAGTGAGTGGCAACCCCTGTCTTCTGATAGAAAAATTTCTATAGAACCAGGATTTGCTGTGTCCATCATGGAACCTAAAAAAGAAGTACTAGAGTCCTACGAAGATAGAATTGAGAAGATTTATGGAATCAATGGAAAGTGAAATTCAGTGCATCATTTTGACTAATGATATAGTTCTTATCAGTCAAATTGAAGCCTTAGGCGCAGTTAATGTTGGTGAACCAGATTGTAAATTGGTATCTCCATACCAAATTCTGGGACGACATGAAACGGATAGTCCTCCTGAGGAACGTCTGATCCCATGGTTAGGAGATATTACAGATGATAACACTGTGATGCTTTCATCTGATAAAATTCTAACACTGGTCGAACCACATAAAAAACTTATCGACTTTTATTTAAAACTTGCTACGAAGGAATGAGGTTCTACACTAACGTTTTCCAAATTGGTAATGACATCTTGATTCGTGGATATGAGAATGGAAAACATTTTAGTGATCGACAAAAGTTTCAACCAACTTTATTTGTCCCCACAAAAAGAAAATCAAAGTGGCGGACTCTAGATAATCTTCCTGTGGAGCCAGTTAAACCTGGAACAATTAAAGATTGTAGAGAATTTATTGATAAGTATAGTTCTGTCAATGGATTTTCTGTATATGGAAATGAACGATATGTTCATCAATACATTTCCGAGATGTATCCTGAGGATGAAATCAAATTTGACATTGGTAAAATTAAACTGATCACAATTGATATTGAGGTTGCTGCTGAGAGTGGATTCCCTGATCCATTTAATTGTGCAGAAGAACTTCTTCTCATTACGATGCAGGATTATGATACTAAGAAAGTCATTACGTTTGGGTCAAAACCTTATGCTAATCAAGATCGACCCAACTTTACATATATCCAATGTCATGACGAATACGATCTGATTAATAGATTTTTGGATTGGTGGCAAACTAATACTCCAGAAGTTATCACTGGATGGAATTGTGAATTTTATGACATTCCATATTTGACTGGTCGCATCGAAAGACTCATGGGAGAGAAGACCATGAAAAAGATGTCTCCTTGGAATATTTTACGCCGTAATGAAATCTTTATTGCTGGTCGTAAGAATATCTCTTGTGATGTTGCAGGTATCTCAGTAATTGATTACTTAGATCTTTATAAGAAGTCTCCTGCCACTCCTAACCAGGAGAGCTATAGATTGGATCACATTGCCTCACAAGAACTGGGACAGAAGAAATTAGACCACTCTGAGTTTGATACTTTCCGAGAGTTCTATACTAAAGATTGGGATAAATTTGTTGACTATAATATCGTTGACGTGGAACTGGTTGATAAACTTGAGGATAAGTTGAAACTTATTGACCTATGTCTAACCCGTGCTTATGATGCTAAGGTCAATTTCAGTGACATTGCATATCAAGTTCGTACTTGGGATGCAATCATTTACAACTATCTTAAAAAACAGAATATTGCCATTCCACAAAAGGAAAGAAATCAAAAGGATGAGAAGTATGCTGGTGCGTATGTTAAAGAACCTAAGCCTGGAGTTTATGAATGGGTTGTCAATTTTGACCTCAACTCCCTATACCCTCACCTCATTATGCAGTACAACATTTCGCCAGAGACGTTACTGGATCAGAAACACCCATCAGCAACAGTAGATAAACTTCTCAATCAAGATATTACATTTGAACTATATTCTGACTATGCGGTGTGTGCCAATGGTGCAATGTATAGGAAAGATAAGAAGGGGTTTCTCCCCGAACTTATGCAGAAAATGTATAACGAACGTGTCATTTTCAAAAAGAAAATGATTCAAGCCAAGAAAGATTATGAGAAGAATCCTACCAAAGACCTGGAAAAGGAGATTGCACGATGCAACAATATCCAGATGGCTAAGAAGATTGCTCTCAACTCTGCTTATGGTGCTATCGGTAATCAGTATTTTAGGTACTATAAACTGGCCAATGCGGAGGCGATTACGCTTTCTGGTCAAGTCTCTATCCGTTGGATTGAGAATAAGGTAAACTCATATATGAATCGTGTATTAAAAACAAAGGATATTGACTATGTTATTGCTTCTGATACTGATTCCATCTATCTCAATATGGGTCCTTTGGTCGAAACTGTATACGAGGGAAGAGAAAAAACTACTGAAGGCATTGTCACGTTCCTTGATAAGGTGTGTGAGGTGGAACTTGAGCCGTATATTGACAGTGCTTATCAAGAGCTCGCGGACTACGTAAACGCATACGATCAGAAGATGCAAATGAAGCGAGAGAATATCGCTGACCGTGGTATCTGGACTGCAAAGAAACGATATATTCTCAACGTATGGGATAGTGAGGGGGTCCGTTATAAAGAACCTAAACTAAAGATCATGGGGATTGAAGCTATCAAAACTTCCACTCCTGCTCCTTGTCGTAAGATGATTAAGGATGGTCTTAAGTTAATGATGAGTGCAACTGAAGATGAGATGATTGATTTTATTGAAACATCTCGTAAGGAGTTTTATGATCTCCCTGTTTCAGCTATTGCTTTTCCTAGAAGCGTCTCTAACATCAATAAGTGGAAATCTTCATCAGACTTATATGCTAAAGGAACACCAATACATGTTCGTGGATCTATTCTTTATAATCATTATGTCAAACAGAAAAAACTTTCTGGTAAGTATCAAGACATTCAAAGTGGTGAGAAGATTAAGTTTGTTTATCTAAAGACGCCTAATCCTATGCATGAGAATGTTATATCTTTTATTCAGGAATTCCCTCCTGAATTTGACCTAGATAAGTATGTCAATTATGAATTGCAATTCAGCAAATCTTTCATTGAACCGATCAAAGTAATTCTTGATTGTATTGGTTGGGAAGTTGAAAGAAGAAATACTTTGGAGACATTTTTTACATGAAGAGAATAGTTACTCTTGTGACGGGAGGATTTGATCCTATCCACAGTGGACACATCGCATATTTTAAAAAAGCTAGAGAACTTACCAACTATTTGGTAGTAGGATTGAACACAAACGAGTGGTTGAAGGATAAGAAAGGTCAGTACTTCCAAGACTGGAAAGAACGTGCAGAGATTATTCGACACCTAGAGATGGTCGATGCCGTTATTACTGTTCCGTATGATGAGAAGGGATCTGCATGTGGAGCGATTGAGAGTTGTTTGGAAATTGCACAGACAATAGTCTTTGCTAATGGTGGTGATCGTGGTAAGGATAATACTCCAGAAGTTGATATGTATGGAGATAATTCTAGGGTTGAGTTTGAATATGGTATTGGTGGAAGTGACAAACTGAATAGTAGTTCTTGGTTACTTCATGACTACTTTAATAGGCAAAGAAAAATTCTTGGTATATGAATGATATTGAATGGAGTGTTTTAGAATTACCTAATCTCCCAATCTATAGAACTAAACTCACAAAGAAAATTACCAAACTTCTTTGGAAAAAGATAGACATTGCCAAAGTGCAAAGAAGAAATATGTCTGATGCTCTTGCAGGAAATATTTCCTCAAGTCTTGCTCTTGAAGAAGATGTAACTTTCTCATCAACTGTTTTGTATCCTATATGCAAACACATTATAGATTCTAATATAGATACGCTTGGACCAGAGTTACATCCTAGCGCTCCTGGTGTATCACTTGATATTGAGTGGTGGGTTAATTTTCAGAAACAACTGGAGTTTAATCCACAACATAATCATGCAGGAATTTTATCCTTCGTAATTTGGATGCAGATTCCCACTGACTGGAGAGAACAACATACTATTCCTAGTGCGAAGGTAAGTAATTCCCCCGCAGCATCGGACTTTCAGTTTACATATACTGATATTGTTGGTAATATTAAAGCACATCCTATCTACATGGATAAAT